AGATATCTCTTGATTGATTTAGTAAAGAAATGCTTGGTTTAATGCTTGTGCCGTTTAAAACTTTACCTTTATTATATGCTTGCCAAAGTTTGGCATCAATTGCACCCATTGAAAAATTCTCACCCTTCATTGTGCCTTCTAAATAAAGAGTTGGATTTGTTGCAGCACTTCTTGCGTTTGCTTTAAATGTAAATCCAGATTTTGTTTCAATAAATACAGACTTCAAGCTACCAGCAATTACAACACGTTCTAATGAAAAATCATATTCTAGTTTTTTCTGCTTGTATTTAAGAGGATTAATTAGTTCAATTTTTGCTTTACCCTTTGACGCTTTTAACGACAACGGAAGCATAAATCCTGTCAAAAACTTCTTACGAATATAAAAATTCAATTCCGCTAAAGTTTGAATTTTACTTATTTCTGAAGAAAGCACACCAGCAAGACTAGCCTCAAAAATCCACAAATCAGCAGGATTCCAATTATCAGAATTGGATGGACCACCAAGTTCCTTAGCTTTTTTATAAATTTGTGAATTTAGTCTATCACCTTGAAATTCAAAAATCAAGTTTTTGCCTTGAAAATGTTTTAATCTTTTATAAACACCTAATTGTAACACAGCACTGTCATAATATTTGGTAGTAAAAACGCTTGGATCAGCACCATAACTAGGCAATTGCTCTATCATCTCATCTTCACTAATTTGATTACCTGTTTGTTGATAATGCTTAAAAATTATTAATGAAGCTGCTTCTTTTGCTCTTGTTGTTTTATGTGTATCAGACTTACCGCCTGCACCTGCATGAACAAAGGAATTGTTTATTCCTGTTTTACTTCCATTAATTTTAAAAACTTGTTTTCCAGATTTAACATAAATTGCCTCAGATCCAGATCCAATTTCTTCTGCGTCATCAGTAGCATCAGTTAATTCCACAACACCTTTGATTTTATCAGAAATATATGGTAATGCTCTTTTCGATACTTCTATTTTATGTCCAGATCCATACCTCCCATTTACAATACTAGCTTCACTTAAATATTGATAAAAAGTTTTCATTTGATATTACCCCTGCTTTCTATCTTGTAATGTATCCAATGTTTGTTGTAATGCAGCAATTCTTGACTTGACTTGCGCAATTTGTTTGTCTAATTGAATATTTCTGTTATCTGCTTTTGGATCTTCTTCTTCTGTTACAGTTCCTTCTGACTCCATATAGTCTCGCACACTATCCAAATAGTCAACACTTTTTGTAATTTTGGATTGCACCCATTCTGGAAGGTTGGTATCATCCTTGATAATATTCATGAGAGAATCGATGGCGCTCTGAGCAGTTTTCAGCTGACTAATTGCCATAGAACCTTCTCCATCATACTCGTCTTTTTTCGATGGATCAAGTTTTTCTTTAATGCTTATTTCGTTTTCATGAACTTGTCTCATGAGTTCATACATCGGTGTATATTTCACCATTCTTGTTTTTCCTCTATTTCTAAAATGAGTTCACCCTGTCCCTTGATAATACGATGATAATCCATTTCTGGAATTATATAATATTTACCTTTCTCAAGTTCAGTCGGCAATTCATTATCAAACTGCAGTTTCCATCCTTTACCCTCAAGTACATGAATGGAACGCTCTCTTTTATCTCTGTGCCAAACTAACTCTTCTTCTTTCACCTTTTCATCAAAAACCCTTAAAAAGTGGTTTGGATTGAATCTATCAATATGTATTTGTGCGTATGGTTGCATATGTCCTTTACCAAAAGAAATTGCCGCCTCCGGAAAGACCTAGTTGTTTAGCATAACGAGGAAGATTACATGCCCAATAAGCAGCAGTTGTTCGATCTTTTTGCTGTGCACATTTATGTCTTGCAGCAAAACTCTTTCTTGCTTCTGGATCATCAATTTTTACCTTTAATCCAGTTGTATCACCCCATGTGACTTTTTTGACATTACCAGTTTTTGGATCCTTGACATACACATAGTATTTCTTTGGTCCACCTTTTTTTGGTTTATTCAATTCAACGTCTTTTTCTTCTTCAATCATCGGACAGTCTAGCGGAACATGATTTCCTTCGTACATAGCAAATTCACCAATATCTGTTTCAAGAATTTCAATATCTTCTTCTGTCAAATCATCAAGAAAATTGTTTTGATACAATTCTCTCAACTCACGAAATTGTTCAAAATACTTTTCAGAACCTACTCGATAAAGATTAGATTCAATCACAAAAGATTCAATATTTAATGATTCTGATTTGCCACTATGTTGTTTCCACAAATCAGCATCAGCTGTTGTTCTTGTTTTACCACCAGAAATAAAACTATTTACTCTCGCATGCCCCCATTGTTCTGGAGTTGTTCCTGGACGATGCCCTGTTCTCCATGCGGCAACACCACGTTCATATACTTTTGTTAGAATTCCAACTGAAATACCAGATGCTTTGGCTTTCTTTTCTAATGAAGTATCAGCTTTACCTTCATCATATAATTCTGGATATTTTTTCTTGACTGCTTTTGTATATTTGGAAGGTTTAGTCTCTGCGGATTTGTCTCCAGGAGCAGGTTTGTACGCAGAAGGATCATTGTCATCTTTCTTTGCACCTTTTTCAAAATGTCGTGCTCTTGCTGCTTTGGTGGATTTTGACATTTCATCACCTTCAGCATCTTTGGCATAATATTTTGCAGGCTGTGTTCCTTCTCTGTCCTTAATTTCAGGATCCTGTTTTACCTCAAATAACCAATTCTTATGAATGGTTCCATCAGCTTCCGCAAATACCAAATAATTTGTTCCTCTTCTGACTATCTTTCCATATGCTCCAGTATTAATATCTTCAACAATATCTCCGATATTAAAAATCTTTCCATTCACATATGCATCTCTTAGTTTATAATCATCAGTTGTTTCTGCTACTCTGTTAATAAAAGATTCCTTTACTCCCATTGCCATTCTTACATCATCAAACAATTTCTTTCCATCACCAAATCCTTTTGGCAATCCTTTTGAAAAAGAATCAAAATCATTTGATGCTGCAGCTGCTCGCATTTTGGAAGCTGACATTCCTGTCACACCTTCAGAATCAGGATCTCTTTCTCCAGCTGAAACAATTTCTAGTTTATTGAATTTGTAATAACCATGCCGTGCTTCAACACCATTGTATTTGGTCAAAAGTTCTGTGAATTGTTTAACACGATCACCACCAACTACCATGATGCAACTGGTGTAACCTTTTTTATGTAAGGATACAGCAACATCAATTGGCGTTTTATCAGTGGCAGAAGCTATAATGTTAGAAGAATATTTTGAAAACATCTTCTTCATGTATGCCACTTTTCGAGGATGTGGTAATGGATCTTTTTTTGGAGACTGTGAGTGGGAAGCATAAATGAAAAAGTCTGCATTATTTTTGCTAGCAATTGATGCTACTTTTTCAATTAATTTTTCATGCCCTGTAGTTGGTGGATTGAATCTGCCAAAAGTGAAAACTGCTGTTTTCTCACGGGCTTCCATGAACTCAAAAAACTTTTGCATTTATATTATTCCTTAGATGAAGAACCCTTCATTTGCTTAATTCTTTCCATTTCTTGTTTCTTAAGAACTGGAATCAATTTCATTGCCAATTTTTTAATAGCAGCACCCTTACCTTCTACTTTTTTATCAATCATTATTTTTTCTTGTGGTGTTTTAGAGGCATATTCAGATTTTGAAAGACCTGTCAATTTTTCAATAACCTTTATCTTTGCTGCTTTCATTGCACGTTTCATTAAATCTTCTTTTGATGCCATTCTTGACATTTTCTTTTCACGTTTCTTTTGAAACCCAGAAGATTTTGCTAGCTTTTTCATTCGCTGTCCTTGCTTTCTTCTCTGCGCAAGGCTCATTGTTTTCTTTTCTGATAGTTCTTCTATCAATTCTTTGTATGTTTTCATTTGTCCCACGACTTTATAGCAGTAAAGTTATTAAAAGAAAATTCCATTCTATCCACCAATTTGACTGCTTCACCGCTAATACGATCAATAGCAACATAACCTTCTGGAGATGTTACTTTAAACCCATTTGCAGTCTTAATAAATGTATCAGTCAATTGTTTAATACTATTTAGTTTTTTAAGTATCTCAAGTTTTGCGGCAATCAAATGATTTTGAAACTCAAGAATAAATTGAATATTAGTAATATGCTTTTTCAATTCACGTATCGTTTCTTCTTTTTTCTTTTGTTGTATTTCTTTATTTTTTTCTGTTTTTAATTTATCAATGTTTTTCTGAAACGCATTATCTACCCATTGCAAATACCCTTGAGCATGCGCTCTAGGATTCGATATAGGTTCTCCTGCTCGAACCTTTGAGTTATTGTATGTCTTTAATGATGCACCAGCCATGTTTCCTGTAAATGAACTTTGCATATCTAAAAAACTACGAAACAGTGGTGCTTTAATCTTGTGAAATGTTTTTCCTGCGTTTGAAACATGACTTGTTAAAAGATTTGTTTCATCCTTTGTCATTACTGCAGATCCTGAAACATCTTTATAAGTTGCATCATCCATCCAAACACTAGATACTTTATTGAGTTTAGAAATGTCTGCACCAAATTTTGCTGACATGTTTTGTAATTCATCACCAGTGTATGTTGTGTGCCAGACAACGCCAATCTTAGCATTCTTAATTTGTTTGCCAAGATCACTATTTATTGGAACAGCATAAACAATTGTATTTGGTTGAAATGTATGATATTTAATTCCATCAATTGTTTCTGGTTTTATATCATCTGTGAACATCAAATCGCCCTGAAGAACTCCCTTAATTCCTAATTTTGAAAGT